AAGTGCACTGATACGTTCATGTACGCTATTTATTCGGTTGTGCAGTCTATTGTTTAGCGCTGCTCCCCCGGCTATCGCTGCTATCGATAGACTTACTAGAGCTTCGATCATTAGTTAAAGATACGATGGGTACAATATCGTGACATAATACCTCAACACGAGAACCAGGTCTAAAGGTAAAACCTGCTTTCATAATTTCTGTACACTTGATAGCACGAACAAGTTCGTAATCAAGACGCATCTTTTGCTCGTGTCTACGTGCAATAGCTTTGCAAGTTTCAATCATACCACCATCTAATGGTACTGCAAAATTCAACTGTACGCCGTAGTTATTGCTACGTACATACCCAGTGTTATCAAAAGGAATAGTATCGTTGCCCATATAAAATGGGCTAAATTGCATGGTAGCTCCATTACAACTATTATTGGCTGCAAAGTATTGCCGAGACGGTGCACCATTGTTTTGGAATTGCACCGCCTGATTAGTCACATTACCCGTAGCTGCTGCTACAGGATTAGATGTATTTTGTACTTTTGGGTCTTCTGCAAAGACAGGTGTTGTTATTGTGAGAAGATAGACAGCGAGGTAGTGGTAGAAGTTTGGTCGATTGTTTCTGTTATGTCGATTGTTTCTACGACTCCTGCATCGCGGGTTGTTATTTCTAGTGACCATGGGTCTCCAGCGGTGGTAACTGAAAAGGTTGTACCACTACCACTAATATCTGCGCTGGGAGTTACATTACTACCAGACCAGCTTGAATAATCACCACCATACACCTCCGTTTCAATAGTACGGCTGATGTCAACGGTGGTAGTTGTAGTGGATTGCATCGACCCCTGAGTAAACTTCGGGGTGACAGTTTGAGCTGATGCAGGCGCAGCCAACAGCAGCAACAGAAGTAGCTTTTTCATTCCTTTTTTTCGCGAGTAATTGAGAAAGTTGCTAAGGTGCCGCTAAGAATTGAGGCGACATAGGTAGGGTCCATCTTTTCCATCCAACCTGCATAACTAGCAGTTAGGAGTCCGGCGGACCAGACGAGGACGATAAACTTGATGAATCCTTCTTTTTTGTTATCTTTGTCCATGCTGTTTTGAATACAGGTTTCATAACAGTAACCAACCATTTAAACAAAGAAGTGGCGGTCAGGGTGGCTGCAACTGACACAACAGCAGTTGTTGCTGCTGTAGTTAATACAATACCATCAGGTACCGGTACATCAATTTCTGTCGTAGGGATACGAACTGTAGGTACTTTTGGTACTTGAGGTATAGGAGGTGTGGGTGGTTTTGGTTGTGGTTTATCAGATGGTGTTGTTCCTTTGACTCCAGCAGGAGCCCGAAGGTCGCTAGGAGGCACCACAAGGGGCTTGTACGAGGGCAAATCCGCTCGTGGGACATCTAGTACCGGACGGGGTAAAACAAGGGGCTCAGGGAGCCTTAGAGACGGTAGTACCGGAGGCTCACCTAAGTCCATTACTTAACCGGGAAAAGACCGTTACGGATGAATTCGACAGCTTTATCGTCAATCTCGTTATCGGTGGATTCAGCAAGTTTGGTCAACATGTCTACAATAAGCATCTTGACTTTTTCAGATTGAAGAAAAGAGAAAAGAATAGGACGAATAAGGGCGATCATAATTATTCAGTAGGAAGGACAGCAGTACCAGCGGTAATAGCGTTGTTAAAAGGTGCAAGATCTTCTGTAGTCCAGAAGTCCTTAGCAACCACAATTTCAAGATGACCGATATTGCGACGAAGCCTATCAACTTGTTCATCGTCGCGCTCAGACAGAGCAACCAGTTCATTGATTACAGTAACGCTATCACCAGCAACAGAGTATTGTCGAGCAATTTCTTCAGCGGTAATAGTTTCAGGCATTGTTAATTAAGGTTTAGGTGTTGAATTTTTAGCTGCCGTAATCGTATCTTTCCAAACAGTCGTACCATTAACTTGATCGTGATACAGCATGTCTAATTGATCAGTGATGGGCGGGTAAGCAGCAGTCCGCTGTTCCAGCCAAATCTGTTGACGACCTTCAGCAGTCTGATCATCGAAAAACAAAACGTTCCGAAATTCAGCGTCAAACTTAGCGTGATCAAAAGTTACGGATTGTGCTTCTTCATTATAAACAAGGCAATCACTAGAGAACCACTCAAGCTCTTCGGCGGAAAGATCAGTAAAAGTTTGTTCAAAACTTACTGTGGCATTTGCTGGGAGATCCTGTTGACGTTCAACATAACCCCAGTCAGCGCCCGTCTTAAATGCATAAATAGTTTTCATGTTATTTGACCCCGTAAATTTGGTATTGTAGCAAGGCTTGGTGGATATAAAGATACCAAGTTGAAGATCCTGAAGTAGTTACACCAGACCAACCAGCTTCTTCATAACTGGCAACGTTTTCAGAATAGGCTTCAACAAAAACGTTAGACGTGTCAAGACCTTGCAATGTAAGTTTCCACACTTTTTCGTTATCACTGGTAAGGTTAGAGCCGTAATAAATAGCACTCGTTGATGGAGTAAAAGAGGCAGTTACATAAGAGCCCGCATAAGTGCGCCGGAAACGTCTACCGTTTCGTGTACTTACGCCAGTGTTGCTACTGTTAGATGTTGATAAATAAGGACCATTGCGGTTAGCACTATTAGTAGCTGTATCGTCATGAAAGATTCCATACACAGCCTTATATCCACTAATGTCAATATAACTACCAGCAGCTTTAGACGCTCCATCCTCAATCAACTCGTAGGTAGCACCGCCGGCTTGCCAAGTTGGCGAATCATTGCCGTTGCTAGTTAATACCTGACCACTGGTTCCGTAGTTCGATGCACCTTCAATAGCCCACGCACCAGTTGATGTAATCCGCAGGCGCTCAGTCGGGCTTGACGCACCATCAGCAGTAGTAAGAAACTCCAAACGACCTGGCATGTCGCTTGTGCCAGGGGTGCCGTCTACATCAGCTTGAATTGCAGCACCACGAATAAAATTAGTGCCGTCATTTCCTTCAAACGAAATGATGCCCATGCCATCATTATTAGCAACAACGGTATTACCTGTGCCTCGGCTTTTAGCAAGAATCAAGCCAGGCGTTCCGCTGTTGGCACTGCCTCTAGTAATTGAAAGCGTTGAGCCCCCAAAATCAGTACCTTCTACTTGCGTTTGAGATGTAATACTGCCGCCACTTAAATTTGTACGTGCAGAAGAGATCCCAACTGTAACTACACCGCTGCTATCAACCCTTGCTCTTTCACTGCCTTCAGTGTCAAATGTGATGTGACCATTACTGCCAGTATCGACACACTCAACGCTTGTGTTGCCTTCGCTAATTGAATCAGTACTAAACGAATTAGTTGAAGCAGCAGTAATACGACCTTGAGCATCAACAGTGATTGCCGGGATAGCTGTTGCAGAACCGTAGCTACCTGCAGTTACAGCAGTGTCAGCCAGTTTGTCAGCGGTAACAGCGTCGTTTGCAATCTTGGCTGTTGTAATCTGTGCGTCAGCAATATGAGCAGTGTCAATAGAACCGTCTATATAATGCTTAGAGTCAATGCTGTCGTCAGCAATTTTTGTACCGTCAACTGCATTAGTATAAATCTTTGCGTTGGTTACGGCACCGTTATCAATAGTAAAGGTTGCACCACTATTAGATACGGTAATGTCACCTTTATCACCATCACTTACGCCACCAGCAGCTTGAGCAACCCAGTCATAATCAGAACCATTCCAGCTAAGAACTTCGTTAGTAGCTGCAGTTGATTGGTTAAGATGAGCATCTACATCACTATTAGCGTATGCTGTAGCACCAGTTGCAATACCATCGAGTTTTGTATGATCAGCGTCAGTAAAGACATTGGAGTCAGTAGCTGAATCTACAAGTGTACGGATCTCTGCTGCAGTCTGGTCAGCCGTAGCACCACTCTCAATACCATCAAGTTTAGTACCATCTGCTGCAACATCACGACCATCAACAGTACCAGTAATAGTAATGTTACCAGTTACAGTTGTATCTTTGAGGTCAACAGTTTCAGATACCTGATCGACGACAAGAACGTCACCTGCTTTAAACTTACCAACGTGGTCAGTGCTTGATTGCCAAACCTTACCGCCATTAAGTTCAATGACTTGGTTAGCTTCAACAGGTACACCACCATTATCAGGGTGATCGCTGTAGTCAGTACCAACACCAACAAATTCAAAGGTGTGTCCACCAGTGCTGATGTAAGACCGCAGAGCAAAGCTAACAGTTGTGTTAGTAATGTTAGAAGTCAGACCAGAG